GTTGCTGGCATTGGTCGTTGCGGTAAACGTCGCGGTCGCCTGCACGCCGCCAGGGTCGTCAGGCGCCGAGATGGTCACGCTGCCGCTGGTATATCCATGGCCCGAGTGCAGAATCCAGATGCCGCTGACTTGGCCGCCAGTGTTAATAGCGGCCTGGAGTTCTCCGCCTACGCCGCCCGCAACAGTCACCGTCGGTGGCGTGCGATACCCCGACCCCTTGTTCGTGACCGTGACGGTGGAGATCGCCCCGCGTGCGGCATCCAAATGCCCCTCGTCCAGCAGGAATGCGCCGCCAGCCGCCCCGTACACGCATCGGTAGTCGCCGCTGGACATCGGCACGGTTGTTCCGGCCGAGATGCGGTGCGGATAACGCTCTATCCACCACGTGCCGGTGCTAATCGAGTAGCACAGAGCGCGGGTAGGGTAGCCGGTAGAGCCGTCTGCCTTGAACGCGACGAAGGCGCGGACGATCTTGCGAGTCGCGTCCACGAGCACGAAGTTCCAGGCGGCGTTGGCCCAGTCCAACTGCGTGCGGACGATGTCGTTGATCGGGGCCGATATATCCTGCAACTCGCCCTGTGGCGAAAGAGAGTAGATGCCGTATTGGTCGAGGACGTAGCAGACGCCCTCATGCGTGTCCCAGCAGCGCTGGCCCAGGCACCCTCTGCTGGCGATGGGCGAGACGTCGGCGTCCCGGAGTGGCTGCTTGCTGAACGACAGTGAATAGGCGTGCCGCGACTGCATAACCAGCATGGACGAGCCAAACGGCACCAGCGCCGTGATTGCGTCGCTGTCGCGGGCATTCTGCTGTAGCACCAGTTCGTTGGTATCCGGCACACTCTCGGGCTCATCCACCTCCGAGAAGTAGATGGAGTTGGGTTCCGAGCCACCGGTGTCCACGCCGTACCAGAAGCGGTCTTGATAACGAACCACGACGGCCTTGTTATTTGGCGGCGGCGTGAAGCGGTTGGCATTCAACTCGCCGTTCGGAAGCACGATCGGCATGGCCGCATATCCGGCCCTGTCCGGGCTGCGCACCTCTTCGTCGGTCAGGTCATCCACCAGTGAGGCGCCCGTGCCCACGCGATACAGCGTTGTCGCCTGGTTTCCTGTGGTGCGCCACAGCTCGACCGTCAGAGTCCGTCCGTCGATGTTGGTCGGTGCGGCAGCCGTCCAAGTCATGGACTGAGCCCCATCTCCAGCGTCCACCTCGAGAACAGGGGACAAATTGCTGGGAATGGGCCCGCCGTTGGCGGCGGCGGTGTTGTCAACGTAGCGGTAGTAGCACTGATACTTTCCCCGCAGGTGAGGACGCGCAACAGCGACGGCCTCCGCCCCTCCGGAGACCGCCGTGACGGCGGGCGGCAGTTTGTAGCCGCCGCCGCCAGACTCAAGCGTGACGCCGGTGATTGCCCCGTTGGAGACCTGACATGTCGCGTACGCCCCGAATCCCGAAGGCGAGGCGATCTTGATCTCCGGAGCGACCACGTAGCCGCTGCCGCCGTTCGTGACTTGGATTTCCTTGACGGTAAGCAATCGCGACGATGTGTTCCGGGCATGGCCCGGCGGATAGCCCTCGATAATCAGCGACTTGCTGGCCGGGACCGTTGTCGTTCTCTGGCCGGTGGTGGTATCAAGCGTGCTCGCCGCCGGGATCGTGATCGTGACCGGGTCGGTGGTGGAGTATCCAGAGCCCACCGCCTTGGCAGTCACCGATCGCACGAAGCAAGAAGGGGCGGTGAACGCAAACGACACGTTCCCGGCGCAACTGGTGGACAAAACGCGCTGGCCGTAGAAGTTGACTCGCGCTATGCCGCCCGTGCCAGTCGCCCCGCTCACCGTGTAAGCGAGGCTGAAAGCAAGCGCCACGTAACTGGCGATGTTGGATGGCCCAAGGCCGCAGGCGTTGTGGTACACCCACACCGTTCGGGCAATCGTTCCCGACCCGTTGGTTAACGGGATGTCAACTGCGCCCCATGTCGACCAGATGGTGCGCTGAGAGGCCAAATAGTCCACTTCGTCGTCGAAGGGCGGCCCCTGGATGACTTCATAGTGTGTGATGGAGTCGGCAGCAGGTGGCGTGCGATCCATGACCGGAGTCAGAACTGCGCCGCTGCCATGCGACGCGCCGAGCACAATCGGCGGCGGCGCCGGGTAGTGCTTGCCGCCGTCGGTAACCACCAGTTCGTTTACGACAGCCTGATTGAGATACGCCTGGGACTTGGCGGCGCGATAGCCAGCGGGCGGCGGGGAGGGGGCGGCAAACGTCACGGACGGGGCGGCGTTGTATACGGCGCCCGGTTTGCAAACGTCAGCCCTGGCAACGTAGTACCGTTTGGTCGTGTTCAGCGTGATGGCTGGGGCGGCCGACGGAGCGACGATGCCTGCGTTCGTCGCAGTGCCAGAGCCCGACCACCGCTTGGGCTGCACACCGCCGCCCTGCGCAATAATAAGTTCTCCGTACCGCCCCTGCGCGCACGAGACCGGTTTGGTGGCGGAGAAGCCTGAGGCAATCACTGTCACGGGGGCTCTCCTGCGTGGTCGTAGAAGAGGCCCGTGTAACTACTCTGCACCTGCGATGCGGACGGGGTGAGTGTGGGATCCAGCGGGCTCGACAGTTCCGCGCCGTAGGCAGGGGTTGCGAGCGCGACGATCTCGCCGCTGGCATTCAAGGCCAGCAGGCGGACGGAGTTGCTAAACACGTACGGGTAACAATCGCGAATCTCTGGGGCGGCAGTCGTGAACGCGACAGGCCGCATGCCGCCGCGACTGGTTAATTGCCCTGGCGTTGATGTGGCGAGATTCGTCTGTTCAACCGCTGCTCCGGGCGGAATGGCATACGGACTGGCGTTCGTGACAAGCCCTGCCCACATAGGCTCAGACATGACTACACCCCCGTGTCCGGGCCAGAGGCCGAGTAGTAGCCAAGTGCGCGAGCGCCGCTCACGACAATGCCATCGGGCCGGGTGCCGCTGATTGGGGCGAGGTTGTCCGCCTCAAAGGCCATTCGAAGGTCGCGAGCGTACACGGCCATCGCTCCCTCGACGTTCTTGCCCAGCATCTTGGCAACCCACACCTCAGCCCCCGACAGAACGGCGCTGAACATCGTGTCGCTGACGTCGAGGTAGTCCGACACGACGGTTTTCGCACCGGCAGGGGGGCTCCCGACAAGAGTTCCCGCTACGCCAATAATCTCTTCGGCCGTGTAGGGGTTGATGCCAGCCGGTCCTTCTGGGAACACGGTGGCCGTTCCATATCGCTTGACAAGCCCGGACGTAGACAGCGAGCCGTCCCGACTGGCAGCCTCGTAGCCCATGTAGCGAAGCGGGGCAGGCTTGCGACGATAGGTGAACGTGAGCGTCTGGGTCGTGTCGGGATCGCCAACGACTTTTAGAACCCAGCGGCCAGGAAGTGTGGGATGCTTCACGACCGTCCACACGAGCGGAGAGTTCAGCGACGGGAGGACAATGTTGATCCTCTCCCACTCGGTTGGCGTGACGTACTTGACGGCAGAAGGGCTGTTGATCGGCGGAATAATGGAGTCCACGTTCCGCACGTTTGCTGGGAGAACATAGGAGTATCCCGGCCCCGCCCCTGCCATCGGCGCCGTGAGCGTGGCGGTCGTGATGTGCCAGTTCCAGTCCCTGGCGTGCGTAACATCCCGATGGGCGTGGTGCGCAGCCGCACGCAGGACGCGATGCTCGCTGTCCTGCGCTCCGCCGCCGACGGAGTTCATCAAGTATTCAAGGATGTCCTGGCCGCAGTAGTACATCGACACTCCGTGCGAGCCGGGACAGTCAGCCCTTCACGCTGACGCGAAACGTAGCGGTCCCGGCGTTGACCACAGCCACGATGTACGGCGCGCCGAACAGGGCGTCCGGCAGGGCGTAGGCGTTGCTGGCGGCGATGGCAGTCGTCACGCCCGCCCCCTCAGCATTGACAGGCACCGGCGTCTCCTCTGGGCCGAAGGCCGCATGCCACGTGATCGTGGTCGCGCTGGCAACGGCACTGACATGAATCATTCCTCCAGACACCGCACCAAACGGAATCTTGGGGCTGGTTGAGGCGCTATTGGTAGCCGTAATGGACCCCGACACCGAGTTAAGACGCTCCAGTTTCTGAGGCATTACTTCTTCCTTTTCCAGTGCGGGACGATTCGATCCTTGACCTTCTCGATGGCTTCGCCGCGCTTGAGTTTGGGGTTGGCCTTCATCTCCTTGCGGACATGCTCGCGAAGGATTTTGGGGTTGATGTCCACTTCCTTAGGGGGCGGCTTCTGCGGCGGCACGTAGTCCACGATGCCGTGAACTTCCAAGTCCCGCTTCTTCGCCACCCTGAGAACGTCTGCCGTGCTGTCTACCCACGCCTCCGGGTCGAGGTGGCCTCGCTTGTCTGCGATTCCGCCCATGTAGAAGCGTCCACTGGTATTTATGCCCGCCGACTTCGCCTCGCGGATCATCCACGCCGCCTGGCCCTTTGGCATGTTCGCCATCCACTCCTGGGCGTAACGCCCCTGCATGAACGCCCGATCCGTGCCCTTCGTGCCGGGCGGCTGCTGGAGGGCGCACATGGCGGCAAAACGCTCAGTTTGGCCGTTCTGAACGAGGCGGATGTAGTGCTCGACGGCGGCAGGCCCACCGGCCTGTACATCGCACGGGATCGTCATCCCATCATCTCCGGCGGCATCGGGGGCAGGTCTGCGGGCGGCGGGCCACCCGCCCCCTCCTCGCCAGCGGGCGGCGGCTGCTGGGATGGGGCAGCGGTCGGCTCAGGAGGCGGAGGAGGAGGCGGGGGCGGCGGAATCAGGTAGGGGCGAGCGTCGATGTCAAGGCTGGCCGCCCAGTCGGTCATCAAGGCGTTCAGCGGATCCACCATCCCCATGCCCACCAGCCCCTGGAGGATCGGGCCGAGCGTCTGGAGGGCCGCCTGCATCTGCTCCACGCGGGTCGCCTTGTTGGGCTTGCGGGCCGACCCGGCCTCGACCCGGTACTCAAACTCCCGGGCCACCTGCGTGGGCTCCAGGGGGGCGATGTGCTGCGCCCACGCCGCCGCACCGAGCGGGCCAAGAATCGGCTCGACGTCCTGCGCCTCGAGCAACCACCGAGCCGCCAGGGCTTCGTGGCGTGCCAGCAGACCCATGGCGTCTTCGAGGCGATTGGCCATGTCGTCGGGGCGGACGCTGATCTGCTCCGACTTCACGGTAGCCTCAGCAGCACTCCTCAGTTGGCTACGGGACATGCCGTAGGCCAACTCGGTGAGTCCGACGCGCTTGTCGAACATGTCCGTAACCGACTGGATGATTTTCCAGAGTTCCGGCGTCACCTCAGGCAACTGGAACACGCTGATGAGGTCGTTGACGCTGCGGCCTAGCGTCTCGCTGATCTCCACGACTTTGAACCCACGCTCCGACGGCGACAGCAGTTGATCCTTGATGTCTTGGTCGGCGGCCTTGCTCACGCCCAGCAGCGTCTCGCAACTGGTGGCAACGCGCTGGGCAATGAACGACAGGGCAAAGTTGAGGAACCGCAACTCCCCGATGCCGGGCTTGATGTGGCTGATCGGCCACACGTAGCCGGGCTTGCGGTGGAAATCGAGCGGAACGAACGGCCAGCCATTGGGCTCAGCCCAGAACGGAATGGGCCACTGAACGGCACGGAACAGGTCCGGCGGGACTCCCGTGCCGCCGTCCACCGGCTGCTCAAGCAGGTCGGGCGACATATTCAGCGGGTAGGGGATGCCCTCGCACACGACGATGTAGCAGTTGTCGCCCACCTCGTCGAACGCACCCACCAGTTCCTTGGGGGCATCCTTGAGCCGATCGCCCAGGCCGGTCTTGCTCCAAATCTTCCAGTAGGTGACCAGTTCGTTGCTCTTGCCGACCCGGCGGCCCTTGTACGGATGCTCCTCGTCGCCAAAAATCTGGTCGTCGGTATCCTGGCCAATCGGCTTGGCACCATCCAAGTGGCCCTTCAACTGCTCGCGATCGAGGCCGTACTGGCGGGCTACGACGTCAATCGGGTGCGTGCAGCGACGGGCGCACCACGTGATGTCCTCGATCTCGGTGGCATCCGGGTCGAGCGTGAGGTTGTCCACGCTGTCGGCAAACGACCCCACGACCCGGTAGTTGGTGCCTGGAAGCGTGACCAGTTCCGTCCACCACACACCCATACCCTTGATGATCGCCTCGTCCACGACCCGGCGGCTGTGCGTCTTGAGGTCGAGTTCGTTGGGCGTGTAGTTCAGATACCGCTCCATCAGCAGGGAGACCGTCTTCCGCACCTCCGTGCGCCGCATCGTCTCTTCGGCGGCCTGCTGGTAGAGCATCATCGACTGCTCGTCCACCACGCCCACCACCTCAGGCGTGACCAGGGGGTACTGGGCAGGGGCCACCGTGCGAACCGGGTTCCGGTGGTAGATCACGCTGCCAAAGAGCTTGACGGCCTCGAACACGCGATTGCACTGCATCCGAAACGCAGGCGGAGCAATCGTCCGGGTGTAGCCGTACTCATGCCGGGCGTACGTGTCCTTCCAGAACCAGTTATGCGGGCCGTCGAAGAAGCACATCGCCTCCTTGGCGTCCTCCGAAAAGGGACGCTTGTGCTTGAGCGACAACTCGATCTTTTTCAGCCACCCCTGTGCAATCGCACGCAGGGCGTCTTCACCGGTTCGCGGTTCCATGCTGCTTCCTGGCGAGAGCCACCTGTTCAGTCAGACCAGCCACCTTGGCCGTCAGGCTGTCGAGTTTCTTGAGTTGGGCAGTCTGCGGCGTGTACTCCCAGCAGCCCCACTGTCGCCACTCGGAGTTCTCTTGCAGGCCCGGGTCGTCGCGGTGCCGAACCGACGGCTTCTCTTGGAAGCCCGAGAACGGGCTGAACGTCAGAATGCTGACGGTGTGAGCGCCAGGACGCTGCACGACCCAGCCCAGCGTCGGCTCCGAGCAGGAGAGGGGGTCGTGATACCAGTAGACGCAGTCCCCGATGCTGACGGCGGGCGGGCTAAATGACTCGACTTCCATACCGTGCTCCTGATTGCGGCCCTAAAAAGATGTAGTCCTCTTGCTCTGACGCACGCTTCTTCTGGAGCCTGCGTGCCCAGTCCACGTACCATGGCTCCGGGCCGGTCTCTACCTTAGGCTTGTGGTAGCGAGGTCGATACGCACAGAGGTACTCCAGGCACTGGCAGGCGTGGACTTCCCCCCTGGTGTTGGGCTGGTCGGTCACGATGTAGGTGCCGCCAATCAGTTGCGTTTTCTTCTTGTACCGCTTCATTTCCCGCTCCAAATCGGGCACAGCCCCCCTCAGGATTCGCAGGGTCGGGGAGCCCTCTGGGCGGATGTGGAGGTAGTTCTGGACGGCCGCCATGCGGGCCGGAATGTCATCACAGCCAGCAAGAAAACTGTGCCCGGTGGTGATGCTCGCGACCTGATGCTTCTTGAGTTCTTCCGTGTACAACTCCACCGGCAGGCGGCCAGACCCGATCTCGCGGAGCCGACCGCCGTGCATGTCGATGATGAACGCCTGGAACGACTGGCCGCGACACTTCTCAGCCATCTTCTCGCCAAACAGGATGCTGTTGCACTGGCGGATGTAGAGTTGGTCGTAGATCAGCAGCATCGACTCGTCTGGCGGCACGGCAGCGAACAGGGCGGCCGTCACGGCGTGGCCTGGGTCGATGGCGACATAGCGGCACCAGTCGGACGGCACCACGTTGTTCGCGAGACTGGTGCGGTCGTACCCATGCACGTGAACTGCAAACGTCGGGTAGCACAGGTACGAGTCAGTGATGAACTCGCCCTCGCTCCGCATTCGCAGGACGTCCTCGCCCAGCGCCGCCCAGCCCTCCACTCGCTTTCGCTTCTCCTCGCCGTCGATGTGCGGGTTGTCGAGGAAGCGGAGTTGGAACTTGACGATGTCCGGGTTTTCACGCCCCTGTTCCGCCAGCAAGTCGGCCCGCTCGGCTAGTGACTGAAGGCTGTCATTCCGCGAATGGGGCATGGCCGACCACGTGAACACGCCCTTGCGGTCAGAGAGGCGGGCCTGCATTTCGGGCACCCACGCATCGCCGTTGTTGACGTCTTCGTCGATGTGGACCCGTGAGGCGGAAAACCCTTGCGGGGGCTCTCCCTCCGACGAGAAGAAGTAGATCTGCCAGCCGTTGGTCAGCGTGCAGGACTGGATGTAGCGGGCACTCTTGAGAACCCACGACTTCTTCGCGATCATTCGCGGCGGAATCATGGGAGGGGCTGGCTTGGCCTCCTTGATCCTGGCAGCATCCGCCTCAGGGTTGAACGCCCGCCACTGGCCGGTGGCCTCGTCCTTGATGATCTTGAACGCCCCAGCCATGAACAGGAGCGGATACACGACAAGACCGATGTGCTTCCAGTCCTTGCCGACAATGACGAGGATGCCGTCCTTCTCCGGGTACTTTCCGTGCGGGTCTTGGCCGCACACGGCCCGAGCGTCCTCCACGAAGGTGCAGAGCGACTTGCCGGATCGGTTGCCGCCCAGCACAAGGATTTCACTCGCCCGGCACCGGTGGACTTCCTCCTGCTGCGGCGTCGGCCGGTAGAGCTTCAAGGACTCGATGCGGCGGCTCGACAGTTCCGCCTGCATCTCCTTGAGTTCGTTCTGCTGGAACGTGCCCAATCGCTTGACCGACGGCAAGGGCGAAATCTGCTGGGGTTTCCGGCGGGCCATGGATGAATCTCCCTTCAATGCTTACGGCAATCGTGCGGAGCCGCTGGTCGAGTTCCTGCTCCAGTTCCTCGTCGCTCCACTGGGTCAGCGGCTTCTTGGCGCCGCCCATTTCGGTGTTCTTCGTGACCAGTCTGGTTATTCCCTCCAGCAACTTCGTGCGGTGAGACCCGCCGGGCGGGGAGTCGAAGTACTGCTTGACCATCATGGCGGCGAACCCACTGGTGCCGCCGAAGTACTCCATCAGCGTTTCCAGCAACTCGCTCGAGTGCGGGATGTTTGCGCCGCCCCGAGCAGCCGCTTTCGTGAAGGCATTGAGCGCTCCAGATTCGATGCGGGCCATGTCCTGCTTGGAACGCTTGAGCTTCTTTCCCTTGTTGGCACGGGCACGGCACATCAAGCAACGGGCGTCCCACGTGCCGTCCTGCTTCTTGCGGAAGTGGTCGGTCGTGTGCGGGAAGATGCCGCCGCAGTCAGTGCAGGTTTTTTCGCTCATCGCCGCTCCCTCAGGCCGTCGAGCACGCTGGGCTGCATCGTGGCGCCCACCCCGATGGCAGCGGGAACCGCCATGATGCGCACCGCATTTCGCAAGTGCGGGTCTGGCAGAATGAACTCTCGGTCGTGGTTTCGCGAACTGCCTGCAAAGGGTGTATTTCGCACGTTGTATTGCGGCACTTCTTCGGCGGGCACATCAAACCGGTAGATCGGGGCAGTGAGGTCGTTGTCGCCCACATAGAAGTCGAGTTCGTTCGGGGCGTCCGTTGCCCACCGGCCAGCCGCCCCAGTCGGGTTAGGGTCAAAGCCGCCCGCCATGGATTCCTCGCGAGATCGACGCCACTCGGCATACGGCATCTCTCGCCCCCACATCTGGACAGTCTCTGGCGGCTTGTAGTTCGTGGCAGTCTCGCCCACGCGATAGAGCCGCACGTGTCCGTCGGCGGGCGGCTCGGCCGATGCGATCCGGCGGTTGAGTTCCTCCAGCCGCTGCTGGTGCGGCGTGCTGCCGCGAAAGTAGCCGCCAGCCACTGGCGGGGGCGGCGGAGGAGGTGGCCTGACGCCCGCCATCGCCACTGGCTCGCTCGTCGCCTTGGCGACATCACGTAGTTTGTCGAGAAGGCTTCCCATGTCAGCATTTCCATGCACGCAGGGACTTGTTGATACGGCTATCTGGGTCGTTCGCCGTTTTCTTGCTGGTCAACTTCGCCTTCATGCCCTTCATTCGGGCACAGAATGAGTCGCGGCGAGGACCGCCCTCTGGCTGCGGCGGCTTGAGGTTCGCCCCGTGTGCGCGGTTGTAGGCGGCCCGGCCCTTGGCATTGAGGCCGCCTTCGGGGTCTTGGCCTTCCTTGCGGGCCCAGACTTCGGAGCGTAGTTTGCGAATGCGGTCGCTCATCGGGACTCCTCGTTGCGAGGCGCGAGGCCGCTAAGGACGCCGCCGCCTGCGGCTATGGGGGCCATGACGGCGGGCACCTGAGTCATCCGCACAAGCAATGCCTGCTTTGCATCATCTGGCAGCGAGTCGTAGAGCCCAAACGCTGCGCGGTCTATGGTGGGCCGATCGTTCGGCGCCTCCGTCCAGGCGTTCTGTGATTCTCGCCACCAGTCCCATGCCTTCTGCGCGTCTTCGACAGTCTTGACATCGCGCCCAAAGGTGTGAGCGTAGCGCCGCCGGATGTCAGCCAATCGCGGGTCAACTTCGACTCGCTCAGTGAGGTAAGCGGCCTGCCGCATGACAGGATCAGAGTCGTGGAA